TCATTGAGTCTATACTTCAAAACATTAACTCCTTTAGAGTTTACAGATGTTGAAGATGTAACGGATCAGGAAACGATAGAAGAGGAAACAGGAATCAAGATGGCTGCTGAACCTGAGTTCACGAAAGAGGATGAGAGAGAGTGGTTGGAATACCTAGCAGATAAGGGAGAAGATATCAATGAGGAGGAGTGGGAATTAACTGCCGTTCATGATGTCTTAGATCCAGATAATGAGGATCAGATCGTAGAGGCGATCACTTCTGTGAATATGGCAGCAGTTTCTTCATATGGTGATGCTGAGGAGAGATCTTCAGGCGATGCAGGTATGTTCAAGATTCGTTACAGATATTCAGGATCATTGAGTGGTAATAGCAGAACTTTCTGCGTTGAGATGGTTGGCTTATCAGGATCTGGAAAAGTATACAGAAAAGAGGATATCAATCAAATGAGTTTCTCTGGAGTTAATGGTCAGTTTGCTCCTAAGGGAAGAAGTACATATTCTATCTTCAAGTATAAGGGAGGAGCGTATTGCCATCACAAATGGCAGCGATTGATCTATACTAGAAAGAGATCAGGAGGTAAGTTCTTACCAAAGAGTCAGACAGAGGCATTAGAGAATGATAAGAGAGTAGCACCTTCACAGGCGGCAGCAGCAGGTGTACCACAGAGTAAGATCAATCCTAAGGATTATGATACTGCGAATACTCGCCCTATAGATATGCCGAACAGAGGAAAATTAAACTAATATGGCACAGGTACTATTTGTCAGCCCTGCTGATGTTATAAAGAGAACAGGGATCAATGGGAATGTTGATCGTGATCAGATGATTCAATTCATTAAGATCGCTCAGGATATTCATGTGCAGGGTATCATGGGAACTAGATTATTTGAGAAGTTCAAAACTGATATTGAAGCAGGAAATATACCTACGAACTATCAGACACTCTTAGATGATTATATTCAGGATATGGTGGTACACTATGCTGCGGTAGAGATATTGCCTTACATCCACTTTAAAGTAGCAAATGGAGGCATCTATACGAAGGGTTCAGAGAATGGAACGAATATCACAAAGGAGGAGTTAGATTATTTGGTTCAGAAGGAGCGAGATATTGCAGAGCATTATGCTAGGAGATTTGTAGATCATATGAGTTTCAATAACGCTACATATCCAGAGTACAATCAGAATAATAATGATGATATGTATCCTACCAAGAATCAGAATTTTGCAGGATGGGTTCTATAAAGAATACCTATAAGCCTAAACAGGCAAACATCCAGAAGTTGAAGAAGTACCTCATGAAAAAGAATAAGAAATGAGCAACAACATAAATTGGGGAAAGATATATGAGTCTACTGCTTGGGGTAGTGGGGTTACTGATAATAACATTTCTTGGGGTAAGTCATATGCTGATTTAGCAGGAGGATATGATTATCTATTAGATACATATAGCGGAGCAGCAGCAGCCTACTCTTTACGCTTATTAGATTCTACCTATTCGGGCAACGCTATTAAGGTTCGTAGAGCATCGGATAATGCGGAGCAAGATATTGCGTTTGTAAATAACGAATTAGACACGGCAACATTAGAAACCTTTGCGGGTGCTGGTGATGCTTTTGTTACTACTTGGTACGACCAAAGTGGGAATGGTAGGAACGCAACACAAACAAGCGCATCAAGTCAGCCTATAATTGTATTAAGCGGTTCTACTATTATGACAAATGGTAAACCCGCTATACTGATGACCGATGCAAGAAATGCATTGAATTTTGTTCCAAATTTAACGCAACCATTCACATATGTAAATGTAATTACACCCACCGATGTAAGTTTGAGTAACCCATACACAATAGATGGTGTATCCAGAGTTATAGTTGGTTATAGAAGCAATAAATTCGCCATCTATGCTAATTCTTTTATTGAGGTTTCGGGAGCTACAAACGCTCAACATTTAAGATTTAGTATTTTCAACAATACCGATTCTGTTTTAAGAAATAATGGTGCTGAATTAATAAGGGGGAGTGCGGGTAGTAGTAATACAACGACCCAAACAATTGGGGGTACATTTATATCACAAGACACTTACTATCAAGACCAAATTTTTTATAATGTTAATCAAGAGAGTAATGCTTCTGGCATAGAAACGAACATTAACGACTTCTATTCAATCTACTAATATGTACTATACAAGCACAACAAAGGCAGATTTAGAAGCCTACAACACTTCGGTAAATAGCGGAGAGGGTTATAGCGGAACGACTACGCAATGGGCTACAATTGTAGAGCATCCCAACGGATTGGATTTTGCAATCTTGAAGCATCCTAATTATGATGCACCACTAACGATAGAAGAAACATTGGGGGCTGAATGGTTTCCAGATACTGAACTATGATTAGGAAGTACGAATTTGTAGATGAGGCAGCAGCAGATGCTGCAATAGACCTTTTAAGAGATGAAGAAGGAAACCTTACACAATCCGTAGTAAAGTTAGGATACCTCGTTACAACTCCTGCTACCTATGATGAGGAAGGTAATGAAGCATCTCCTGCTATTGTAAGTGAGAAGTATGCCGTAGATGTCTTTTGGAAGGAGCGACCTAACCAAGAGTGGCAGCAGTACCTTGTATGGCCTACACCTATGGGTATTCATTCCTTTGGCAGTTCATCAGCAAGAGATGAGTACGCATTAGCCTACTGCATCTTATTCCCTAACTCAACATATTGTAACCCACCAGATGAAGAAGAACTATATACCGAGTAGAACATCTCCAAAGGGAGGAAAGAGAGGATGTTTATGTAGAGGAAGAAACACATACTCAATAGAGTGCTGTGATGGATCTCTATGGGCACAGGGGATAGGTATTAGTGTAGATACTGAACCGCCTTCTGGATATACTATTGAATGGAATCAAAGTGTTTTAGACTTCCAGAATTATCAGAGTGCTTCCTTTCATGTAGGTAATGGACAGGCTCAGGCTTATGTCTATTATACTATTACTGATGTTAATGATCAGATCCTGATAGGATCAGTGAATATGGGAGGGAATACAGAGTTAGATGTTCCTGTTGATATATCAGCACTTGCTGATGGAACATTAACACTAGCTGCTTATCTAGCAGATCCGAATCAAGGTGAGACTATTACCAGAACTATTGAGAAGATAGTAGAGACATCGGAGTATGTGTATACTTTACAGGGCAGGATGGATGTGTTTGAGGCGGAGGCTTGTACTTACGCAGCGTTGAATGAATTGGTAGCGATAGAAATTAGTTAGATATGGCGAATGCATTAGAGTCAGCGAGTTTGGTAATGATACCGAGTGGCTACGAGGATGGTACATTAGGGAGTTTGAAGCCTACGGATGGAACAGGAGACTTTACCTTCAGTAGAGGTAGCAATACAAGTGCTACGAGGGTTAATGCGGATGGCTATATAGAGAAGGGGTATGAGAATCTGTTGTTGCAGAGTAATTCGTTTGATACTACTTGGGCAAACATAAATTCAACCGAAACAAGTGGACAACAAGGATATGATGGTTCAAATGATGCTTGGTTGTTAGAGAAAAGTGCTGCTAATGGATTTATTTATCAATCTATTTCTACAAGTGGTGTTCAAGCATTAAGCATTTATGCAAAACAAAACTCTGCAAACTCTATTCGTTTTTTAGTTCTTGCAAGTAGCGGGAGTGCTGAAGCAGATTACAATCTATCTACAGGTGTGGTAGATTCAACTTCTCCAAGTATTATTGGTTCTGCAAACATTGAAGATGTAGGTAATGGTTGGTATCGTTGTTCATTTAGCGTAAGTTTTTCGTCAACAACTCAATTAAGAATATATCCTGCAGAAAACGGCAGCACTTCAGCATCAAGCGGTTCAGTATACATCCAAGATGCAATGCTCAATCAAGGTCTTGTAGCCTACCCATATATAGAGACTACTACTGCTCCTGTAGCAGGTGGTATCTTGGAGGATATGCCTCGCCTTGACTATTCTAATGGTTCGTGTCCTGCTTTGTTGTTAGAGCCGAGTAGGACTAATCTTGTGCCAAGTAGCGAGTATTTGTTGTCCATACCTTGGAATAGCAATACTCTTACTTTTAATTGGGAAACATCAATTATAAATTTAGAAGGCTATTATGGTACTCAAGAGGCAATAGGGATTGGCAATGCCGTTTATAACGATATGGCATCGGCTGTAAACATAGGCGATAAACTATGTTACTCTATATGGGCTAAATCAAGTTCAAACGCAAATTTTAAGTTTGGTGGATTATATGGAGGGGAACACGCAACATTTAATGTTTCTACAGGGACTTTAGTTGCACAAGGTCCCAGATTGGATTCGTATGAAGTAATAGACTACGGCAATGGATGGAGGCGTTATATTATTGTAATTTCATACTCTGGAGCAGGAGGTAATAAAGCATATGGACATATAGAATGGAATGATGCTTCCGAACCTATTTATCTATATGGCTTCCAACTTGAGCAAGATGCGACCTATGAAACATCGTATATACCTACATATGGTGTAAGTCAAACGAGGTTGCAAGATTCTGCTACTGCTTCAAATGTCACTTCTTTAATAGGACAAACAGAGGGTACATTATTTATGGATTGTGATAATTTAAATTTCAGTTCGGATGTTATGTCTTTTTTCCCTTCAGCAGGTAGTGTATATGGAAGTGGTGTCTTGATTTTTTTATCAGGTTCTGATTTAAGATTCTTTCTTTTTGCGAATAGCACTAACTCTATATTTACAACAAACTTTGTTAATGGAGGAAGAAATAAAATAGCAATGACCTACACATCTACTGCTATAAATGCCTATGTTAATGGAGTAAAGGTAGGAACAAGCACATCTGCAGCATTCCCCCAACCTTTAAATGAAATAAGGCTTGGAAGTGCACAGGCTTTAAATCCGAACAAAGAAGTAAACCAAGCATTAGTCTTCCCAACTGCCCTAACTGATAGTGAGTGTATAGAACTAACAACGATATGAGATTAAGTAAGAATCTATCATTGCAGGAGGTAACGAAATCAGCAACTGCTAAAAGAAGGGGAATACCCAATGAGCCAACTATTGAGCATCTGGAGAACCTCAAAGCAATCGCAGAGAATGTCTTTCAGCCTATGAGAGACTACTTCAAAGTTCCTATCAATATATCATCAGGATATAGAAGCAAAGAATTAAATGATGCTATTGGGGGAAGCCTTGCTTCACAACATTCAAAAGGGGAGGCTTTAGATATAGACTGCGCTCCTTATAGTGGGTTATCTAATAGAGAGGTCTTTGAGTATATTAAGGATCATCTAGAGTTTGATCAACTGATCTGGGAGTTTGGTAATGAATCAGATCCTGATTGGGTTCATGTCTCCTACAAGAGACAAGGTAAGAATAGAGGAGAGATCCTCAGAGCAGTAAGAAAACAAGGAAAAACACGCTATGAGTTTTATTGAGATATTCAAGAATGACAATGCCTATAATGAAAAGACAATCATTGGGTTTATGTCGTTTGCAGTTATGGTGATCGTGATGATTGCCGATGTAGTTACAGGATGGGTAGGAAAGGATCTCCCTGTAAATGATTTCATCTATAATTCTTTTGTATTCGTTACTCTTGGGAGTTTTGGAATTGCAGGATTAGAAAAGTTCGCTACGAAATGACAGAGAACGATATCAAAGTAATGCTCTTGAATGCGAGTACATTTATCATCTCCTTCGCTCAGATAGAGATGATCCTGAAGATATCTCTGCTATTGGTATCTATTGGCTATACGGCTCATAGATGGTATTTAATGCATAAGGATAATGAATAAGATTGGAGAAGATACTGAGATCACTCTGGATCTAAAGACTATCATTATGGTGGTAGCCTTCCTTGTATCTTTGATTGGGATGTGGTTTACCTTGAAGAAGGATATAGAACTTGCAAAGGAATTGCCTGAGCCTAATATCTCTAGAACGGAATATGATCTGAAGGATCAGATGGTAAGAGATGCTATCATGAGAACTCAGGATCAAGTTCAGGAGATAGGTAGAGATGTCAAGGTCATTGATGAGCGACTCTTTGAGATTCAACAGAAACAGAAATGAGAACTTTGTTAGCGATATTCTTGGTATCCTGTTCTGCTTATGGGCAGAATGCTATTATTCATATCAATGCTGAATTCAATAAGTCTAATGATTGGTATGGTCTGGATATTGTAGAAGGAGTAAAGGTGTATAATGGGTATATTGATCAGATCCCTGCTATCCAGAAGAAGTATAATGTAACGAAAGTTCCTACCTTGATCCTGTTTAAAGATGGAGATGAGATTGAGAGATGGGAAGCAGGACTTGATATGAAATTACATATTAAGGTGAATGATATAC